CCGCAGCCGAGCGGGAGGCGTGTAGGCAGGCATGCAAAGCCTTGGCCGATGCCGCGCAGGAGGAAGCGTATTACCGAGGGCACATGGAGTGCGAAGCCGCCATCCGTGCGAGGGGGAGCAAATGACCCACCTCGAACTATTGACCGAAGTCCGCGACGCACTGCGCCGCATGGACCCTGTTTGGTGTGCGCTCGCCGGCAAGGCGCAGCTCTCCGATCAGGAGTTTGACGAGATCCTCGGGCGCCTCGAGGATGCCGTGGAGGATGGTGATGGAACGCCCGCCTGACTTCGGCCCGTTCTTCCGCTTGCTGCGCGACGCAGCGATCGTCTGCGCTGCGCTGCTCGGCCTTGGCTGGGGCATCCTTGCCCTGATCTCTTAACGCTCCCAGGCGGGGGCTGCTTCCTCGAGCCCCGCCGCCGTCATGGCAAGGGCTTCAAAGCGCCGGCGGTTGTTCTCGTAGGTCGTGACGGTGATGAGCCCCTCGCGCTGCATGTCGAAGAGCGTCGAGTAGAAGTCGCGCCGCTCGACCTTCGGGAAGTTCTTGGAGCCCGACAGCACATTCCAGGCGCTGTTGTTTGCGGTCTTACTCATCGAGATCCGCTGGCCGGATTGGATCGCTGCCGCGAGCAGTTTGAGAATCGCACCGCGATTAGAAGTTCGCAACACATTGCGCGCCGCTGCGGAGGCAGTCACCTCGCCGAAGCGCTTGAAGACGCGCGCGTTCGAGTCGAACTCGAGCCGGATCGGCGGCTGCAGGGCGCCGAAGTTGCACTTCTCGTGGCGCAGCGTCACGGCGTCTTCATCGCGCGTCATCGCCCAGCGCGAGCGCGCCGAGTTGTTCCAAGCGGTCGAGCCTGAGAAGGTCGAGTTGGTATCCGACCCTGCGCCCATGCGCACCGAGGCCTTATCCACATGCGCGAGAAGCAGCACCCCTGCCCCGCTCGCGTGGGCGATTGCGTTGAGCGAGCGCATGAAGCCACGCACCTCGGCGCGGTCGTTCTCGTTGGCCGAGAACACATCCGAAGCGTTATCGATGATGACGACAGCGGCCTCGTGCCGGGCGACGGTATCGGCGAGCCACTGCATGCGCGCCGTCGGCGCACCGTCGCGCCAGAGCACGCAGTCCTGCTGGGTGAGATCGTATGCGTACACCCGCCCCTCGAGGTCGGCGAGTTCGACGCCGAGATCGCCCGCGATGTTCGCCAGGCGAAAGTGGACGGTGCGCGCCTCGTCCTCGGCCGACAGGACCAGCACCCGGCAGGGGGCGACCGAGTCGATGGACATGAACGGCCGGCCGAGGCCGAGGCAGGCAGCGAGCTGCAGGGAGAGGTTCGACTTGCCGACACCGCCGTTGGCGGCCAAGAGCGTGGTCGTGCGCCGGGGCATCCACCCCTGCACGAGCCACTCTGGTGGCTCTGGGGCGGTCCCCGCGAGGGCTGACCAGTCGAGTGGGGCGAGGTCGGAGGGCCGCTCAGGGGCCGCCTGCGAGCCGCCCAGCGTGATGGTGACCGGGGCGGTGGCTGCCGGGCGGTAGCGGTCCGCGCCGGAGACCATTCGCGGAATCTCGTGGTAGCGGGACTGCCACCTGTCCGAGCGGTCTGGGGCGGCGTCCATGAGGCCGCGCAGGAGGTTGACGATCGCCCCGCCGCCCGCGCCGGAGGCGGCGAGCTTGGCCGAGAGCGAGAGCAGCGGGCCGTGGTAGGCCTCGCCCGAGACCACCTGCTGCACGAGCCCCGCCCAGTCGGGCTCGGAGGGGCCGGCGGGGGTTACCTGGGCGAGCTGGCGCGGCTCGAGCGCCGAGAGGTCGATGCCGAACACCGACGCGGCATCATCGAGGGTGAGGCGCTGGTCGGGGTTCCAGACGGTAGTGCGCACTTCATGCGCCGCGCCGCCCTTGGTGTTGCGCCCGACGGGCAGGCGGCAGTAGCGCACGGCGTTGTTGCCCGAGGCGTCGGCCTTGATGAGCCGAGCGTCGGCCATCGCCGACATCAGCCGATCGATGAGCTCGAGGTCGCGCGTGGCGGGATCGGCCGGGTCCAAGAACACGCCGATCTGGTGATTGCCGGGCGAGGTCTCGATGACATAGGACGGCCGCCCGTTGATCTCTTGCGGGTCGGCGTCATCTGCCACGAGCACGGCGAGCGAGTGGAACGCGCTCTTGCTGCGCTTGGGCGCGGTGAGGCGCGAGACGCTGAAGTAGGTGTTCTGTTCGCCGCGCCGATCGAGCATCTCGACCTGGCGATCGGTCGCGCGCCAGAACGAGCCCGACCAGATATCGGGCGGTGCGTTGTGCGGATTTGCGGTGAACGCGCAGGTCCATCCGAATGTGGTATCTCCAAGCGGCCCGTAGGCCGCGGAGAGGAACTCCGAGTTCTTGACCATGCCGGCCCCCTGCCCGCTGGCTTAGATGTCAGCGAGGTCGCTGAGACGGATCGCAAGGCGCTCGGTGCGCGAGTGCTTGAGGATGGCCGGCCAGTGCCGGCGCGGGATGTGTCCGTTCGTGCCGCGTTTGGCGCGGGTCATCATCCAACGGGAAACGGCGCTCGGGCTCATGGACAAGATGCGTGCGGTGGCGCGCACTCCGCCCAGTTTCTCGACGATTTCACGGGCAGGACTCAGTTGCGACATATCGCCGTTCTCGTTGTTGGGGTTGCAGGGAAGGTGCGAAGGTGCAAGAATGATGAGGAATTGTCAACATCACGCCAAATCAGCAACGAGGAAACCATGCAAACCAAATCCAAAATCGACACACGATGGTTCCGAGAACGGTTAGCCGAGCGCGACATGTCGCTGCGTCGGCTGGCAAAGTTCATGGAGCTCGACCCATCAGCCGTTTCGCTCATGCTGCGCGGCAAGCGCGGGATGACGGCGGACGAGGCCAACCGCATCAGCGGCCTGCTCACGCTCCCTGTGACCGAGGTGCTCGCTCGCGCCGGCATCCCCATCGAGGAGGATGCGCGCTCGCTGCCCGTGCGTGCGCACGTCGATGCGAAGGGCGCGGTGCGCGAAGTCACGGCAAAGAATGCGCGCCGCGTGACGGCGCCGCGCGATGTCCCCGCCGGCGCGCTCGTTGTCCAGGTGCGTGCGCCTGAGCTGCAGCAGGATGGCTGGCTGATCTTCACCGGGCAGTTCGACGCGCGCGTCCAGGCGATGGTCGATCGCTTGGCAGTCGTCGAGGTCTCGGGCGGAGCGCGGCACGTCGGGTATGTCAAGCGCGGCTACGATGCCGACCGCGTGACGGTCCTGCCCTTCCCTGCCGGCCCCGCGATCGAGAACGTCGCCGCCACTGCCGCAGCCCCGGTGATGTGGATTCGCCCGGTATAACCGGGCCTTTTGCTCTAGGTGTTGCGCTTTTCGCATCACGATGCTAACTTCCTCCCCCGCCCCCACCACGAGGCTATAACGATGACCGCAGAAGAACTCGCGCAGCACTGGCTGCAAGCGAAGCGAGACGAGTCTGCCGCGAACGCGCGGCGTGTCGAGATCGAGCAGCAGATCCTCACGCTCTTCCCCGCCAAGGAAGAGGGCAGCTCGAGCGCTGTACTTCAAAACGGCATGAAGCTCAAGACGGTTGGTAAGTTGGCGTACAAAGTCGACGCAGATTTGTTGTTAAAAATAACGGCACTTTGGCCGACTAAAGTTTATCGCACAAAGATTGAGGCGGACGAATCGATGCTGCGAGCCATCCGCTCGGAGCGACCCGATCTCTGGCGCGAGCTCGCCCCGGCGATCACCGTCAAGCCAGCCAAAACTTACATCGTCATCGAGGAGGCCTGATATGGCTTTTGATCTCAAGTCCATCAAGAAGAACACCGCCATCGCCGCGCCGCGCGTGACGGTGTACGGCGTCGAGGGTATCGGCAAGAGCACTTTCGCCGCTGCCGCTCCGAACCCCATTTTCATCCTGACCGAAGACGGCCTTGGGTCGTTGCAGGTCGAGCACTTCCCGATCTCGAAGAAGCCGGGCGACGTGCTCGACGCGATCCAGGCGCTCTATGACGGAGATCACGATTTTCGCACCGTGGTGATCGATTCGCTCGACTGGCTCGAAACCCTCATCTGGCGCGAGATCGAAAGCACGCACGACGCCAAGGACCTCGCCTACGGCAAGGGGGCGCTCATCGCCGCCGAGAAGTGGCGGCAGGTGCTCGACGGTCTCAACGCGCTCAGGAACGACAAGGGCATGATCTGCATCCTCATCGCGCACACCGAGATCAAGCGGTTCGACTCGCCGGAAGTCGAGCCGTACGACCGCTATCAGCCGAAGCTGCAGACGCGCTCGAGCGCCCTCGTGCGCGAGTGGTCGGACGCGGTGCTCTTTGCGAACTACCGCACGATCGTCAAGAAGGACGACGTGGGGTTCAACAAGACCAACAACCGCGGCGTCTCGACCGGAGAGCGTCTGCTCTACACCGCCGAAAAGCCGGCCTACATGGCGAAGAACCGATACAACCTGCCCGAGAGCATCGCGCTCTCGTGGGAGGCCTTTGAGTCTGCAATCACCAACTAAGGAAACAACGACGATGCCGCAATTCAACTTCGACGCTGCCACCCATGTTGCAGCACCCGCTCCCGAGCGCGCCCCGCTGCCCAAGGGCATGTACGAGGTCGCCGTGATCTCGAGCGACCTGAAGACCACGCAGGCCGGGACCGGCCAGTACATCGAGCTCACGCTGCAGGTGCTCGACGGCCCGCACGGCGGCCGGCGCATCTGGGACCGGCTCAACATCAGCAACCCGAACAAGACCGCCGAGGACATCGCCAAGCGCCAGCTGCAGATGCTCTGCCTCGCGGCCGGCGTCACGAACCTGACCGACACCGAGCAGTTGCACGACCGCCCGGTGCTCGCCGAGATCGACCTCGATCGCAAGGACCCCTCGCGCAACCGCGTGATGGGCTACGCAGCCACCTCTTCCAAGCAAGCCTCGCGGCCGTCTCCGGCATCGCCCTCCTCCCCTGGGGCGAAGCCGGCGGCGGCTGCGCGGCCCTGGGAGAAGAAGTAAATGCCGCAGGTCCCTGCGTCGCAGCACACGACTGGGGAGGCCGTCATTCGGTGGCGGGGTGCGCAGACGCAGGAACACCGCGAGCACTTGGGCGCGTCGCTGATCGGCCACGACTGCGACCGGCACATCTGGCTGTCCTTCCGGTGGGCGACGACGCCCACCTGGGAGGGGCGGATGCTGCGCCTGTTCGATCGCGGCAAGCGCGAGGAGGCGGTCGTCGCCGAGGAGCTGCGCGCCATCGGCGTGGAGCTGCACACCGACGAGGGCGGCAAGCAGATCGACTGCCGCGATGAGGGCGGGCACTTCGGCGGCTCGGTGGACGGCATCGGCAAGGGCTTCCCCGAAGCCCCGAAGTCCTGGGCGATCCTCGAGGTCAAGACGCACTCGGCCAAGAGTTTCACCGAGATGAGGAAGCTCGGCGTGGCCGACAGCAAGCCGCAGCACTACGCGCAGATGCAGATCTACATGGGCCTGCTCGGCGTCGAGCGTGCGCTCTACTTCGCCGTCAACAAGGACAACGACGAGATCTACACCGAGTGGGTTCACTTCGACTCCGAGGCATTCGACGCTCTGCGCGCGCGCGCGAAGAGGGTCATCGACGCGCCGAGTCCGCCCGCCAAGCTCTCCGAAGACCCGGCGCACTACAAGTGCAAGTTCTGCACCTTCCACGACCTTTGCCACGGCGGCAAGGTGGCCGAGGTGAGCTGCAGGACCTGCGCGCACTCGACGCCGGTCAAGGCCGGCGCCTGGCACTGTGAGACGCACAACCGGGCGCTCGACAAGGCTGCGCAGCGCACGGCGTGCGACCAGCACCTCTTCATCCCGGCGCTGGTGCCGTTCGGCGAGGCGGTGGACGGCGGCAACGGGTACATCGAGTACACGCACAAGGACACCGGCAAGACGTTCCGCAACGGCCCAGACGGCTACTCGAGCAAGGAGCTCGCGGCCTCAAGCGCCGGCACGGTGACCGAGCCCGTGGTCGAGGCGATGCGCAAGGTGTTCAGCGCGAAGGTGACCGAGAGCACGCCGCGGCGCGGCAAGAAGCGCGACCTGTCGAACCTGCCGCCGGTGGCCGACGACGCCGACTTCAACGACCCGATTCCGTTCTGAGGCGCGCATGAACAAGAACGTCTGCCAACGCTGCGGCGAGGTCTGGGACGATCACCACAAGTGCGGGATATCCGTGCAGGAGTTCGACCTGGTCAAGCGCCCGGCGCACTACAACCGGGGCGGCGTCGAGTGCATCGACGCCATCCGCGCGCAGCTCACCGAGGACGAGTGGCGCGGCTACCTGCGCGGGCAGGTGGCCAAGTACAACTGG